AAGTTGTTATCACAGGAGTACACACTCCAAATCCAGATAGGAAATTAATGAATTTTACAAAAATTGAAATGGAATTGAGTGAGCCAATGGGCATATCGCTTTATGAAAAATTGAGAGCGGCCGCTGTCGCCAATGATTTCAGAGATCATTTGGACGCACCATTTTTATTAACCTTGGATTTTATTGGAATGGACACAGAAGGAAAAACACACAAGGAAATACCACGTAGATACTTTCCTATAAAGATTGTTAATTCTGAAATGGATATGGGAGCAGGTGGTACAATGTATACTCTTACTGCTGTACCGTGGACGGAATTTGGAATGGTTAATAGATATCTTTATACCAGAGGAACAGCAACCATAAAAGGTGGCTCCATAACCGATGCGTTGAAAAGTTTAGAGACAATTTTAAAAAAACATCAAGAAAAAGAGAAAGAATTAGATTACAGAACAATAGAAGATGAATATCGTTTTACTGTTGACCCGTTTTTCACAAGCCAAGATTCTCCAATAGACAACAACACAATGAGTATCTTCACTTTCAATGAAAAGGGCAATGACGGTTTCAGAGGAGAAATACATCACTTTGGAAAGGGAAATCCAAAAGCCCCAGGTGATCAAAAATTTAGACCACAAATAATGGTTGCAAGACCAAACACTTCTATTTCACATATTTTAGAAAGAATAATGCTGAAGACCAAATATTTTAGACAGATCACAAGAACGTTTACAGAAGATTATTGGGGCAAATTATCGGAGCAACAAAAAGGCGATGTATTAAGCAAAGAGTATGTGCCGTGGTTTAAAATTGTAACAACTGTGCATACAGAAGCAGGAAATTTTGATCGTCTAAGGAAAAAAGAGAAAAAAATTATACATTATCACATAAAACCTTTTTTAGTACATATTTTAAATTTCGTTGTCCCTGGATTGGGTGGAGGAAGTTTATACGGAAAATATGTCAAGAAAAGATACAACTATACTTTTACAGGTAAAAATTTAGACATACTGGATCTAAACATAAAATACAAATACGCATTTTTCCAATCGCGATTAGTAATGAGTGATTATCATGATGACGAAGATAATCAAGATGCAAGTAAGGCTGATTTAGAGAAGGCACGTTGGGCATATGGAACAGGGGATTATCCAGAAAAACTAAATCCTTTAACCATGGAACCAATTTTTCAAGACTCAGAGGACAGTATAGTAAAAGGAACAAATCAAAACAACATGACTGTAACGCAACAGTATTATGATTATCTTACAAATCCTGATGCTGATATGATGAGAGTTGAAATGAGAATAATGGGTGATCCAGCATTTATTGGACACGATTTTGCAATTCCAATGCCACTTGCAATGACCAATAAGAGAGTTTCTTCGATAGAAGGAGCAGGCAGACTCGGCGGAATGGTGTTTGATGAAAAATTAGGAGCCTTTAACGTAGATCAAGCAGAACCATTGGTAACTTTAAATTTTAAATTTCCTAGAGATTTTAATGAACAAAGCGGATTTTACTCAACCAAGAATAAAGACAATGCACAGTTTTCAGGCTTATATAAAGTTGCAAAGGTTGAAAGCATATTTGATCAAGGACAATTTACGCAGGATTTATTAATGGTTAGATTTAAAAACCAAACAGGAACAGTTAAAGATACACAGTTTGAAGTTAAAGAAACTAAAGACAAACCAACAGGAACGGTTGGTCCATGGAGTATGAGATAATATGGCTAGAGCAACTCATTTATCAGGTGACGTATCACAATCGGCAGAATCGGCAGATAGAAAGATACACAAAATAAAAGGCAATGGTCCTTTTGTAGGTACCGTAAAAATAAACACCGATCCACAATTTATGGGAAGGCTTTGGGTAGCCATTCCTAGCATAACAGGATCAGAGCCAACCGAAGATGAATTAATACCTTGCGAATACCTAGCACCTTTTTATGGATCAAAAAGTATAGAAACAACAGATCCAACCAATCCAAATAGTTACAAAGGCAGTCAAAACTCATATGGTTTTTGGGCAGTGCCACCTGACATTGGATCTAGGGTACTTGTAGTATTTGCTGAAGGAAAAGAATCAAACGCATTTTGGATAGGTTGTATACAAGATGCATATGTAAATCACATGGTTCCCGGTATTGCATCCAGTGATATGACAGGGCAAGACGCTCAAGGCACAGATTTTTCAATGTCGAAAGAACAGGAATTTGGAACGGACCAAGTGCCTGCAGGAGAAGTCAACAAAAAAACTTGGAAAGTAAATGGCAACACTTATGAAAAACTTAACAAACCAGTACACCCATTTGCAGAAACATTAAGACAGCAAGGATTGATACAAGACCAAGTAAGGGGAACAACATCATCATCTGCTAGAAGAGAATCGCCAAGCAGAGTGTTTGGTATGAGCACTCCGGGTCCTATAGATCCTACATCAAATGTTGATCAGTTAGGTCCACGAGAATCAAAACAAAATACGCAAAACAGTAGGTTGGCAGGACACACTTTTACAATGGACGACGGAGATATTCTTGGAAATAACAAACTTGTTAGATTACGTTCAGGTAGTGGACATCAAATTTTATTACACGACACAGCAGGAACAATTTACATTGGAAACGCAACTGGAAATGCTTGGGTAGAATTATCAGCAAACGGAAGTGTTGATGTATTTTCAGCAAACGCAATCAGTTTCAGATCAATGGGAGATATGAATTTTCACAGTGATTCTAATATTAATTTCTTTTCTAGAAACGAAATTAAAATGAGTGCTTTATCTAGATTAGTACTAGATGGAGGAGTAATTCAACAACACGCAGATGGAGATATACAATTACAAGCAACCGGAGGTGCTATAACACAAAAAGCCGGAGGCCCTATTATATCTTTTGGAGCAGGTGGCCAACAACATCATGCAGGAGGACAAATCCATTTAGCAGGTTCACAAGTTCATTTCAATTCAATACCACCAATGCCGAGTATTGTTTCAACGATGAAAAGAACTGCATTCAATGACCCTTCTGGTACAGGAACCAAAAGAGAGATGATAGATGATGTTTTACCTTCGAACAAATATACAACAGGACCTATCGAAGTCACAGATGATGGAAACATCACAATGTCAGGTATGAGAATGACAACACACGAACCATTCCAATATCACTTTGATCAAGTTGTTGCCACTGTTGGACACGAACCAAGTGTTAACATGAATACGATAGGAACAGCAGAACACGTTGCTCACACAAATAGGCAGAGTGACAATTTAGCAATAAGAACAATGCAATTTGAATCAGACCTAAAAGAACATCTATCTAAAAATAATTTATTGAACGGTGATGTTGAAAAAATAAGAATGGTTTCAAATGAGTTTGCACAGAAATATACAAAACTTTACGACTTGAAAGATAATGGACCTTTCAGTAAAGTTAACGAATTGATATCAACTGGTGCTTCAATAAATGAAATGGTTAACAAATCGATTGAAAACATTACTACTGATAATTTAAATCTTGCTAAAGGTATAAAAATTGGAAAAGATGGAGTACTTTTTGCAGACGGTCTTGCAAAGAATGTTAAAGGAACAGTCAACGCATTGAAGTCTGGTGATCTATCTTCAGTAATAAAAGGTTCCACGACAGTATCAAATACACTTAACTCATTAGTTTCCTCTAACAAAGTATTGAGCAGAGGACAAGCATTACACGGAGATACAATATCAGGTGTAAATATTGTTAAGAACACTTATAAAAATGTTGTAGGTGGACAGGTAACTGCCATAACTCAAATTAGTAGTGTGGTTAATAATGTAAAAACTGCCTTCTTAGGTAAGCCAACTTGGACACCGGGTGGTATGACTAGGGTTGGAGGTTTCGTAAATACATTTAAAAGTAAAATTGGTTCGATAGGAAGAAGCATAGGAAAAAGGTTTGGATTTTAATGGCGTATAACAACAACATAACAAATAAAGCAAAGGGACAGGTTTTTAAAGGATTTAGTTCTCGAGCAGAAAATTCAAACTACAAATTGTACGATTTCGAGTTGATTAAACAAGATTTGATCAACAGATTAAGTGTGCGAAAGGGCGAAAGAGTGGAGAATCCAGAGTTTGGCACGATCATATATGATGCAATATTTGAGCCACTAACGGAATCACTTAAAAAACTAATTGCAGACGATATAACACATCAATTAAATGCTGATCCTCGTTTGGCCGCAGATGAAATCAGAATCAGCGAATTCGAGCATGGAATTGCGATTGAGGCTAGTTTAACCTATGTTCCTTACAATATCACGGAAAAACTAACGTTCAAGTTCAATCAAGATTCAAGTTTACGCCTATCTTAATATACGCACATTACTATTACTATAAATATTGCAAAGACGCAATATGGCCACAACAGAACGACAGAACAGATTATTAGTTGCAGAGGATTGGCGTAAAATTTATACGGCTTTCCAACAAGCAGACTTCAAAAGTTACGACTTCGAAACTATACGTAGAACTATGGTTTCTTACCTACAAGAAAACTATCCAGATGATTTCAATGATTTTATTGAATCATCGGAATATGTGGCACTTTTAGATTTAATTGCATATCTTTCACAATCACTATCATTTAGAATAGATTTAAATGCAAGAGAAAATTTCCTAGAAACAGCGGAAAGAAGAAATTCAATATTAAGGTTAGCAAGATTAATCAATTACAATCCAAGCAGAAATAAACCTGCCATTGGATTATTAAAATTTAGTGCTGTGTCAACAACAGAAGATGTAAGAGATAGTGCCGGAACAAGTTTAGCAGGACTTAATATAGTATGGAACGATTCTGCAAATCCTAATTACAGAGAACACTTTATTAATATTTTAAACGCATTCAATACTGATGGACAAAAATTTGGAAGTCCACAGGACTCTAATAAAATAGGCGGAATACAAACTGAGGTTTATAATTCTAGATCTGCAAACACAGATTTGCCAATGTATGGTTTTAGTAGATCAGTAAGTGGCATAACAAGAAATTTTGAAATTGTTTCATCTGCCATATCAGGTGCCGAAGAAATATATGAGCCAACTCCAGTACCTGGAAGTGGTTTTACTTATTGTTATAGAACAGATGGTGCAGGCGACACTTCCCCGAACACAGGATTTTTCTGTTTATTCAAACAAGGTTCATTAGAGCAACAAGATTTTACAATATCAGAATCGGTTACAAATTTAGTCAAGCCAATTGATTCTGCTAATATAAACAATTCAGATGTATGGTTATGGCAAATGGACGATTTTGGCCAGCCAAACAAATTGTGGACGCAAGTTTCAAACACATCTGGAAACAATGCCATCTACAATTCACTAGCAAATGATGTTAGAGACATTTACAACGTTGTAACAAAAGCGGATGATAAAATTGATTTAGTTTTCGGCGATGGTAACTTTGCAAATATTCCTCTAGGAAGATTTAGAGCATATTACAGAACAAGTGATAATGAAAAATTTAGTGTACAACCTTTTGATTTAAAAAATATTCAATTGAATATTAATTACATAGATGCTAATGGCGGAAATCAAACTTTAACTGTTAGTGCAAGTTTAGAACAATCGATATATAATGCTTCGGAAACAGAATCAAATGATTCGATCAAAGAAAAAGCACCACAAGTTTATTATTCTCAAAATAGAATGATAACAGCAGAAGATTATAATGTTGTGCCTTTATCAGCATCACAAAACATTATTAAAATAAAATCAGTAAACAGAACAGCATCTGGTATATCAAGAGCAAAGGAAGTAGTTGATCCTTCAGGATCTTATTCAAACACAAATGTTTTTGCAGATGACGGAATACTATACAGAGAAGAGTCGACACCGAGTTTTACTTTTACATTTAAAAATAAAAATGATATTTTAAATGTTCTTAACACACAAATAGAGAGTAAATTAAAACAAGCATACTCAAGACAATTTTTCTATTTAAAATATGCGACAAAAGATTTGTCCACATTGACAGCAACGTGGAACAGCACAACAACAGGAACAAACACAAACACAGGTTATATTAAATCGTCAGGACCGTTGGTTGTTGGTGAATATTCAACAAGTAATTTAAAGTTTGTGAAATCAGGATCGTTGGTTAAATTTACCTCACCTGATACACGAGAATTTTTAAATGGAAAACTTGTCACAGCAGGAACATCACAAGCACAGGATAGAGCCTGGGCAAAAGTAAGTGAAATAGTAACAGATGGTGCAAATGGTGGTGTAGGAAATTTAGATTCAGGAAAAGGACCAGTCACATTAGCAGACATTATTCCAGATGGTGCAGTGGTGTCTAAGGTTATTCCGACATTAACAACAGTATTAGGCGTTACACTTAAAAATGACTTACAAGACAGAATAAATGCATATGAAAATTTTGCAATCAGATACGACGAAACAACATCAACTTGGAAAGTAATCACAACAACAAATATAAGCACCAGTTCGGTTTTTGATCTTTCGTTTGCAGGAAACACAGATGGAACAAATTTAGATCAAAGTTGGTGGTTTAACTTCACGAACGATGGATCAACGTACACAGTAACGTACAGAAAATTAGATTACATTTTTGAATCTGAATCACAAAATAAATTTCATTATGATTCTCAAGATAAAATTTACGATTACGTGACTGGGCAAACTAAAAAAGATACTATCAAAATATTAAAAAACAATTTGTTGTTAAGTTCAACAACAGCGGTAGGTTATAACCTAGATTGGCAAGTAGTAGATACAGTTACTGAGTCAGATGGTTATCAAGATAATAGAAAAGTTAAAGTTGGTTTTTACGATTCAGACGATGATGGTGTTGTTGACAATCCAGAACTTTTTGATATATTCATAGAGCCAACGGTAAGTGTTGCTACAAAATATGTATTCTTTGAAAAATATGTTTCAACAGACAACAACATAGAAAGATTTAGACCATATGCTAGTACAAACTTTACTATAACAAAAAATGAAGCAGATATATCATTGCCAGGAACGTACACAGATGGACAATTATTTTATTTTTATGATGCCAGTGAAAATGTAATTAAAAAATATGAATCAGCATCAAACTCTTTGGTTACAACAACGGATTATATAGCAAGATTAGGAAGATCAGCCATTGACTTCCAATACAAACATTTTGCAGGACAAAACACTAGAATTGATCCTTCTGTATCTAACATAATAGATTTATTCATACTTGAAAGAAATTATGATGAGTTATTTAGAACTTGGTTACAAGAAGGCGGAACTAAACCTGCTCCTAGCACATCAGATCAATTGAGAATTAATTATTCTGGAACACTAAATCCATTAAAAGGACTATCTGATCAAATAATTTATCACCCAGTGAAATACAAAATTTTATTTGGTACGCAATCAGAAGAAGAATATCAAGCAACATTTAAAGTTGTAAAAAATGCTGGAACAAATGTTTCAAATGCAATAATCAAAACAAGAGTAATTGAAGCAATAAATGAATTTTTTGCATTAGATAACTTTGATTTCGGAGACACTTTTTACTTTACAGAATTAGCCGCTTACATACATACTCAATTAGCACCAGATTTATTGACAGTTGTAATAGTACCGAATCAATCAGGACAGGTGTTTGGATCATTATTCCAAATAGGCGGATCAGCAAACGAAATTTTCATTAGTGGGGCCACCGTTGATGATGTATCGATAATAGATGCCATAGGAGCAAATCAACTCCAAGCGTCAGGTACAGTTGTAACATCAACCACTTCAACAACTAGTACGTCAAGATCGACATCAGCAGTATCTTCTAGCACCACTACATCATCAGGTTCAGGAACAAGTAGTGGTACAGGATACTAACGATGGCAGACAATTCAATTGATCCAACAAACACATTTGAAGTAGT